AGCGTGCGCGTGACGGGTGCCGAAGCCGTGCTGGATGTGCTGCGCAAGCTGGGACTGGCTCGCTTTATCCGTGAGAAGGAGGAAGTGAACAAGGAAGCGATCTTGAATGAGCCAGAAGCGGTTTCCCACGTGCCCGGTATCAGCATCAGCCAGGGCGAGGATTTTGTGGTGGTGCCGTTTGAGGCCGAACTGGCGGCGGTGGCGTGATGTGGTTCAAAAATCTCCAAATCTACCGCCTGCCTTCCCCATGGGCCTTGTCGATCGACGCGCTGCGCTATCAGCTTGCCCGTGGTCCCTTTGTGAAATGCCCGAGCAACCAACCGAAATCCCGTGGCTGGGCTGCTCCGCACAATGATGGTGAACTGGCAATGACCATCGGGCAGCAGTGGCTGATCCGGCTTGATACTGAAGAGCGCCTGCTGCCTGCTTCCGTGGTCAACACCGAAGTCCGCGATCGCGTAGAAGCGATGGAGAAACAGCAAGGCTATGCACCCGGCCGCAAGCAGCTGAAGGAGCTGCGCGAGCGCGTTACTGAAGAACTGATGCCGCGTGCCTTCCCGCGCCGCCGTGCTACTCATGTCTGGATTGATTCGGTTAATGGCTGGTTCTGCGTTGATGCCTCCAGTCCGGCCAAGGCAGAGGAAGCGATTGAGCACCTGCGCTATTGCCTTGATGATTTCCCGCTGTCCCTGTTGCACACGCAGTTGTCGCCGCAATCGGTGATGGCTGACTGGCTGGCTGGCGGCGATGCGCCTGCCGGTTTCACGGTCGACCGTGATTGCCGCCTGAAATCGGTTGGTGAAGAAAAGGCTGTCGTAAGCTACAAACATTGCCCACTGGAAGGCGATGAGGTCAAAGGCCATCTGGCCGGCGGCAAGTTGCCGACACAGCTGGCGCTGACTTGGGATGATCGCATTTCCTTCATTCTCAGCGACAAGCTGGAAGTCAAACGCCTGACCTTCCTTGATCTGATCAAGGATCAAGCCGAGCAAAGCGAATTTGCGGCCGAGCAATTCGATGCTGATTTTGTGCTGATGACTGGTGAGCTCGGGCGTTTTCTGCCGGCACTGGTGGCGGTACTGGGTGGGGAGGCGGCGGCGTGATACCGGAAAAAAACTTCTCCCGCGTCCTGCTCAAGGTCAATACCGCTGGTAGCTGGGCCAATGTCGTTTCTTACGATGTTGCCCGTTACGACGAGGTTAAAGCAGCAGCTGAGGTCTTGGCCAAGGCGAATGGCCGCTCAATCCGCTTCAAGATTTTGGATGCTGACGGCGGTGTGATCGAACAGTACGGCCCAACCAAGCCGAATGGCCTTATCTGCTGGCACGAACCTTAATTCTAAAAACTCGTGAGACCCCAGCGGCTCGTGGGGCGAATAACGGCCGCAGCCGGGGGAGAAACAGCAAAGGCCATCTCCCTTGCAATAAGGCGCTCTGACCCGGCAACCCTCTATTAACTACCCGAAAGCCAATCATGAAAAAAATCATCCTTATCTCCTTCGCCGCCCTTGCCTTGATGACCGCTTGCGGCGAAGACAAGAAAGTCAGTTTTTCCACCCTGGAAGACGCGCGGGCCATTGCACGTGATAACGCCTTGTGGAATGCCGCTGCCTATCGTGCCGAATCGCCTCGGCTGGATGGCACGCAGATTATTTCCCATGGTGACAGCACCCAGTCGGCAGATTGCCCGCAGGGCGATGGCTGGGCCAGTGTTTCGTTCATGTCTGTTTCTGGTACCGGGAAAAGCAAGGAAATCGAGAAATACGTTGCTACCTGCTCAACGGTCAGTGCCGCGTTGGGCTGCTACCTAAAAGACGATTTCGCTAAAAAACCTTTCGCAAAACAGGAAAACCACTGCGATGCGGCCTTGCCTTTCCCTCTGCCAAAAATCGCCAAATGAGCCACGTTGTCGCCTTCCTGATTGACGTGTCGGCAGCGCTTGCTGGTGTGCTCTGCCTATGGGTTGGCTATAAGGCCGGCCGATTCGTAGAGCGCAACACAGGCCAGCCCGGCGCTTGATCAAACCTCTTACCTCTGAAAGCAAAGCCATGAACCAATCCGAACTGATTATCAAAACCGCGCAAATATCTGGCGTGACCAAAAAGGATGTTGAACACGTCCTGAAAACCGCTGGCGATGTGATTGCCGACTACCTCGGCATGGCAGAAGAAGCCGAAGTCGTGTTGCCTGGCCTCGGCAAGCTAGTCACCCATCAACAGGCAGCACGTACTGGCCATAACCCGAAGACGGGCGAACCGCTGGAAATCGCTGCCCGCAGGGCCGTGAAATTCAAAGTCGCCAAGGCGCTGAAGGATGCGGTTGGAGGTGCCCAATGAGCGCCGAAATGCAATTTGAACTGGGTGTCGTATCCGATTTCATCGGCGCCAACTGGGCGAATTTCTGTGCTTTTGCTGAATCCGAGTTTGAAATGACAGAGGCGCAGTGCGAAGACATTACCAACCATCTGGACAAATTGGCCGGCCGTTCATAAGCAAAACCATCGCTTCAAGCCTGTTAATCGCAGGCTTCTGGAGATGATTTTTACGGAGAAAGACATGAGTCAGATCGGCCTACAAAAAGCCTCGCGCATCAAAGCGATTCACGCGGCCTGCCGCAAGTTGCATATCGATGGTGATCAGCGTCACGAAATTCAAATACGGCTTACCGGCAAAAACAGCTTGAGCGATATGGCATTCAGTGAGGTCAGCAAAGTGCTCGACCATCTCAATCAGCTCAGCCGGCCGGTGCCAGGCAAAGCAGCCAATGAGTGGTCATTCGTCTTCCGCATGACGCCCGACCGGCAAACCTACGGCCGCAAAATCTTCCGCATGGCCGAGCGTGTCGGCAAGCTAATGAATCCGCCGGTCGACGTGGCAAGCAAGGCCTATATTGAAGGCATCACCGCACAAATGCGGGGCACAACACAGCCGCTGGAATTCTGTGACCCCAGCCAGCTGCACAAAGTGGTGCAGGCACTGGAAGTGTTTGTGAAACGGCATGGTGGCTGAGATGACACCGGAGCTGCTGCGCGAAATATCGCAACTCCCCTTGTTCCCACGCACGGCGGTCGACTTGATTCGCATTTCCGGACTGGAGGGGGCTGCTCGCATTATTGCTGCCTGGGGAGGGCAGCAATGGCCGGTGCCGGCGCGGATCGGCGGCGGTACGGCGCGCGGCGCTCAGCGTTATGCACACCTTTGCGAAATTGTCGGTGAACCTGCTGCCAGGCGTATCGTGCAGTGGTGCGGTGGCAGTCGCCTGATGGTTCCAAACTGCAAGGAGGTGCTTTGGTCGCGTAACCAGGATCTGATTCGTGCGGAGTTCGATGTTTTGACGACGGCGCGTGGCTACAGCTCGCCGGAAGCCATCTTCGAGCTGGGCATAAAATTCGGTGTGACCGGCAAAGCCATTGAGAATGCATTAAAGAAGCCGGATAACGTGAAGATCGATATCCTTCAGGGAAGTTTGTTTTGAAAGGAAAACCATGAAACGTAATTGGGACATCATCCGCAAAATCATGATCAAGCTGGAGGAATTGCCGAGCGAAGGGAGTCAGCTTGATTCCGATGCCATTTGCGGGGTCGATAACGAAGCGGCGTTCTATCACATGCGACTGATGATCGAGGCCGGTATGGCCGTCGGTAGTTGCCCGGAAATGCTTGGCCGCTGCCATGGTTTCTTGTTTCGCCTGACCTGGGAGGGGCATGAGATGCTCGACAAAATTAGACAGGAATCGATCTGGAACAAAATCAAGGAAGCCGCACGGGTGAAGGGTCTGGATTTGTCTGTGGATGTGGTCAAGGCCATTGCATTGAACATTCTCGGCAAGATGGTCCAATAGTTCGGCGCTCTGTCGAATGCAGCCCCCAGCCCCGCCCAGTGTGGGGCTTTTTAATGGGCGCTCACCAAGCCGTTGGGTGTTATTCCCCCTCGCGTGCCCGCGTAGCCTTCCGGCATGCCCTGCCGCGATTGCATTCATTTCCTGACTTCTGCCCACGCCAACCAGCGCGCTGTGTTGGCGGGTTATGGCTATTGCAAAGCTGCGCCTGACATCATTTTACGGGCGCGGTTTTTCCATGAGCAAAGCAACTGCTGGCTGGTTCCACAACGATTCCAGGAAGCCAGAAAATGAGCAGCGATACCGGCGAAAGCCGTTTGATTCCCTTGTTTCTTGCGCTCAGCGCCGCCGGTTTTATCGGCATCGCGGTGCAGGAAGGCTATAGCGACAAGGCGATTATTCCCGTCAAAGGCGATGTGCCGACTATCGGTTTTGGGACGACGGAAGGCGTCAAACTGGGGGATATCACGACACCGCCCAAGGCGCTGAGCCGTGCCCTCAAGGATGTCCAGAAGTACGAAGGCGCCATTCGGCAATGCATCAAGGTGCCACTGCATCAGTATGAATACGACGCCTACGTCAGCCTGGCCTACAACGTCGGTCCGGGGGCTTTCTGTGGTTCGACGCTGGCCAGCAAGGTCAACACCCTGGATTACCCCGGTGCCTGCGCTGAAATCCTGCGCTGGCGCTACTTTCAGGGTAAGGATTGCGCCCTCCCCGAAAACGCTCGGCTTTGCGGTGGCCTTTGGGCGCGTCGCCAGCTTGAAGCCGCCCGCTGCCGGGGAGAGCAGCCATGATGATCCCCGATTTGATCGAATCCGAAGCCAAGGTGATGGCGGCGCTTGTCTTGGCCAGCGCCCTGTTTGCTGCTGGCTGGGCTGTTGAAGATTGGCGCATGAGCGCTGAAATATCCGATCTCAAGGCCCAACAGGCCGAATCAGATCGGCAGGTTACAGCGCTCAATACCCAGCGCCTGGTTGAAGGCATTCGGCGAGGGGAAGCCCTGCAAACCCGAGTGGCCAACAACGAAAACCAACTCGAACAACTGACTCAGGAGAAATCCCGTGAAACCCAACGCCTTACGACTGGCCGCCCTTGCCTTGGTGGCGCTGCTGTGCGGGTGCTCAACGCCCGCACCTTGCCAGCCAGCACCGGGGCTATACCCGAAACCGCCAGCGATCCTTTATCAGCCAATGATGGATTTGCCAGCGATACCGATATCGGCCTCTGGATCGGACAAGCCCAGCGCGCCTACGACGCCTGTCGCGGTCGACTCAATGCCATTGCCGATTTCTACGCTGCAGAGGAAGTGACCCCTTGAGCGATGAAATGGATCGTGCACAAGCGCGGGAAGAGGAAATGCGGGGCGATGCAATCAATGAACACCGTCGCCGGCATCCGACCTATGCCGACTCGGCACGCGAGTGCCGGGTCTGTGATGAAGCCATTCCAGAGGCGAGACGCAAAGCGTTACCTGGGGTGAATACATGCATCGAGTGCCAGGCTGACCTTGAGCGGCAACAGGGATGGGGGTTGTTTTGATGGAAATTCGCGATTGGTTACTGACGATTTCAATGGTCGGCCATTTCTCCTACACAGTCTGGGCCTATATCGAACGCCGAAACGATAAGACAAACGAACGGATTGCTGAGTTAGCCAGCAAGGTTGAAAAACTTGATAAGGATGTTTCCGCGCTCGAATCCGCATCGACCATAGCCCCCAATCACGGCGACTTAGCCAAGGTCTATGAATCCGTGAATAAGCTGGCCAGCACGGTGAATCAACTGGTCGGTGAAAACCGTGCGCAGAGCGAAACGCTGAAATTGATTCATTCATTTTTGTTGAATGGGGGTAGGTCATGAGTTTTGCAGATTACCTACGCAAGGATGTTCGATTGGTCTGCCTGCGCATCCTGAGCGAGACCCCGTCTTACCGGGCCAACAGTTCAGTGTTGGCCAATCTGCTGCATCAATTCGGCCATTCAATTACACGTGACCAGATTAAAACTGAATTGCGCTGGCTGGAAGAGCAAGGATTGCTCAAGCTTGATGAGGCAGGTTCTGTCTTGGTGGCCACCTTGCTCGAACGCGGTCAGGATGTTTCCGAGGGGCGGGCTTTTGTTGATGGCATTGCCAAGCCAAGAGCCTGACATGGGCCGCAAATCAACCATCGAAAAGCTGCCGGCCGAGGTGCGCACGCACATTGAGAAGCGCCTGCGCGAGAATCGTCTGACATTGGACGAACTGTTCGGCGACCTGCGCGAAACATTTCCTGATCTGATGGAGGCACCGTCACGCTCAGCGCTGGGCCGTTACCGTATGGGTTTTGAGGAGGTGATGCAGACGCAGCGCGCCATGTCGACTGCTGCTTCGGCGCTGGTTGCCGAGCTGGGTGAGGATTTCGATGACAAATCCGGGGCTTTACTGGCGCAGGCAGTGACCACGTTGGCTACGCGTGCGGCGTTCGATCAACTTAGACAGGAATCGGCCGAAATCGGCGATGTGCTCGACTTGGCCAGAGCGGCAAAGGCGGCACAGGAGTCGCGCAGCCTTAACTTGCGTGAGCGCCAGTCAGTGGCGAAGATGGCGCGCGACAAGCTGCTCGAGGAGCAGAAGGTAAAGCTTGATGCGATGGGAAATAAGGGTGGCGTTACCGATGAAACAAAGCGTGCGATCCGCGAAGCGCTAGGGATCGTTTAATGGCTGAACTTAAAGGCCGTGCTAAGGTTATCCCGGAAAACCCGGACGCGATTTTCCTACCGTTTCAGTCGAAGTGGATTACAGACCGCTCTCGGCTGAAGCTGATGGAGAAGTCGCGCCAGATCGGTATCAGCTGGTCGACGGCCTTTGCTTCCGACGAGCGCACTGCCGCTCAGGATGCGCGGCACGATGAATGGGTGAGCAGCCGCGACGATATCCAGGCACGCTTGTTCATCGAGGATTGCAAGCTATTCGCCAGCATCATGAACATGGCGGCGAAAGACTTGGGCGAGGTTGTCATCGACACGAAGGAAAAGCTGACCGCTTACGTCCTGCAGTTCGCCAGCGGAAAGCGTATTCACAGCATGTCGAGCAACCCGGATGCCCAAGCCGGCAAGCGGGGCAGCCGCATCCTGGACGAATTTGCACTGCACCGTGACCAACGCAAAATGTGGGCTATTGCCTATCCTGGCATCACCTGGGGCGGCTGCATGGAAGTCATCAGCACGCATCGTGGATCGAATTCGTTTTTCAACGGCTTGATTCGTGAAGCTCGCGAAAAAGGCAATCCAAAGAAGATCAGCCTGCACCGGGTCACCCTGCAGGATGCGCTTGACCAGGGCTTTCTCTACAAGCTGCAGCAGGCATTGCCGGCCGATGCCGAACAGCAGGATATGGATGAAGCCGAGTATTTTGACTTCACGAAGTCTGGCGCAGCCGATGATGAATCGTTTGACCAGGAATACATGTGTATTCCATCGGACGACGACAGCAAGTTCATTGAGTACGAGCTGATCACCGGTTGCGAGTACATGGCCAACATGCCCTGGGAGCGCGAGGTGACTGATAGTTTTACTGGTCAGCTGTTCTGCGGCGTGGATATTGGTCGAAAGAAGGATTTGACGGTGCTATGGGTGCTTGAACTTCTGGGTGACGTCTTGTACACGCGCAAAGTCATCACGATGGAAAAAATGCGCAAAAGCGCACAGGAAGCCATTCTCTGGCCGTGGTTCAAGATTTGCGATCGGACCTGTATTGACGCGACCGGCCTTGGGATCGGTTGGTCAGATGATGCGCAGGACCAATTCGGCGAGCGCCGGATTGAGGCAGTGACCTTTACCGGACAGGTCAAAGAAGCGCTGGCTTATCCGCTCAAAGGCAAGATGGAAGACCGGAAATTGCGCATTCCTGATGATCAGCAGATCCGTTCCGACCTGCGCAAGGTGCACAAGGTGACCACAGCGGCCGGGAATATCCGCTTTGTAGCTGAAAGCACGCCGGATGGCCATGCCGACAGATTTTGGGCGCTTGCATTGGCGACCCATGCGGCTGCAAATCCTGTCGGAAAACCATTTGCCGATAGCCGGCCGCGCCGTGATCGCGTCAATTTGCAAGGGTATTAAACATGCTGAAACTTTCTGACCACATTGCCCAGCGCGGCCGTTCGATTGATTTCACGGCGCTCGGCTTCTATTTGCCCAACCCTGACCCGATTCTGCGGGCGCGCGGCGGGCGGATTGAGCTGTACCGCGAACTGTGCACCGATGCGCACGTCGGCGGCTGTATTCGCCGGCGAAAATCGGCGGTGAAGTCGCTGGAATGGGGGCTGGATCGGGGAAATTCGCCGTCGCGCATTGCGAAGTCGATTGAGTCCCTACTCGCCGATCTGGACATGGACCGGCTAATCAGTCAGGCCATGGATGCGGTTCTGTACGGTTATCAGCCGATAGAAATCATCTGGCGGTCAACTGGCAATCTGTGGGTGCCGAGCGAAGTGATCGGTAAGCCGCCGGAATGGTTCTGCTTTGATGCCGAGAATCAACTGCGCTTCAAAACGCGCGAGCAGCCCTTGATGGGGATTGAGTTGCCCGACATGAAATTCCTGCTGCCCCGGCAGGATGCGACCTATCAGAACCCGTATGGTTTTGCTGATCTGTCCATGTGCTTCTGGCCGATTGTGTTCAAGAAGGGCAGCGTCAAGTTTTGGCTAGCGTTTACGGAGAAATTCGGGAGTGCGTTCTTAACCGGTAAGTTGCCACGTAACGCCTCCCCAGCAGAGCGGGCAGAATTACTCGATAGCCTGGAAGCGATGGTTCAAAATGGGGTTGCCGTCATTCCTGACGATGGCGGCATTGCGCCGGTCGAAGTGGCTGGCAAGACGGCGAGTTCCGACTTATACAAAGAGCTGGTGATGTACTGCCGATCTGAAGTCAGCATTGCCTTGACCGGCACTAACCAGACCACGGAATCGAACAGTAACAAGGCCAGTGCAACCGCTGGGCTGGAAGTGGCCCGCGATTTGCGCGATGGCGATGCCGAGATCGTCGCCGCCGCGATCAATCAACTGATTCGTTGGACAGTGGATTACAACTGGGCCGGGGCCGAAGCGCCGGTCTTTAGTTTTTGGGATCAGGCGGCGCAAGACAAGCTACAGGCTGAGCGCGATGAGATGAATTACAAGTCCGGCGCGCGCTATACCAACAAATACTGGATGAGCGCCTACGGCTATCAGGAAGGCGATTTGCAACCGGAAACGGTCGTTCCATCGTCGCTTGCTGCGGTCAACCCGCTGAGGCAGGGGAAAACCGCTGCCGCAGGTGCGCCGCCCAATGCAGCCGCGACCGACCCGGCGCCGGCCTTTGCCGCCGTCAGCGCTGTCATGCCGCCCGATGTCGTGTTGGCTGGCCAGCTGGCCAGCGCAGCCCAGCCGGCGATGGATAACTTAATTGCCGACGTCGGAAAAATGGTCGACGGCACTGCTGATCTGGCCAGTCTGCAAACAGCCTTGCTCAGTGCCTACGGTGGCCTGGATACCGAACAATTAACCAACATCATGGCCGCTGCCTTTGCCCTGGCTGAGCTGAAGGGCATGGCGGATGTAGCGGACGGGTTATGACGGCTGCCGCTTTCGGTTTCGGCACGCCCTTCTTTGAGCAAATTGAGTTTTACAAACGCAAACTCAATTTGCCCACGGAACGCTGGGACGATATTAAGAAAGCCGCTCACGACCGCGCTTTCATCGTCGCCGGCGCGCAAAAAGCCGACCTGCTGGCCGATCTGAATGGCGCTGTCGGCAAGGCTATCGAACAAGGCACCGGCTACGCCGAGTTTCACCGCGATTTCAAAGCGATTGTCGCCAAGCATGGCTGGACGGGTTGGACCGGCGAAGGCAGCAAGGCGGGCGAAGCCTGGCGTAGCAAGGTGATTTACCAGACCAACCTGACAACCAGCTATGCCGCCGGCCGTTACCGGCAATTGACTGACCCGGATTTTTTAACGCTACGCCCCTATTGGCGCTATGTGCACGCCGATTGGGTGGCGAATCCACGGCAACAGCACGTCGCCTGGAACGGCCTCACCTTGCCGCATGATCACGCCTTCTGGAAAACGCATTACCCGCCGAATGGCTGGGGTTGTCACTGCACGATTCATGCGGTCGACGCCAGCGAATACGCGAAATCGCAAGCCGCCGGGCAAGCTGAACCGCCGGCAGACTGGGATACTCGGGATGCGAAGGGCAACCTTCCCGGTGTGGCGAAGGGGTTTGATTATGCGCCGGGCCGCACCTGGTTCCCTGATCTGGACAAATATCCAGCCAATACCGCCCGCGAGATCGTCGCCGCCAATTTGCAAGATGGGGTATTTGATCGCTGGCAGGCGCGGGTTGCCTCTGAGGTGGCCAGCGAATCGGCAAAGCCGGAGTACGCGGGAATGTCTACTGCCGATCTGTCGCGAAGCCTGCGTAATCGTTTGGCACGCGGCGAAAACTACCCCGTCGCTGTTCTTGATCAGCGCGCCAAGCAGGCGCTTGGAACGGAGACTCAAGTTGTTTTGTTGTCGGATGACACGACGATCAAGCAGGCGATCCACCGCGACGGACAAGATTTACCGATAGATGCTTGGGCTAGATTACAGCAGGCGATTGATGCTGCTGAATGGGTGAGTGACCGCAGCCCGAATAGCCTTGTTTATTTTCATGATGCCGGTGACCTTATGGTGGCGGCCATCAAGGTAGCCGCCAATAAGCAAGACGCTTGGCTCGTTTCGTTGCGCCGAGGAAATGACCGCGAACTCAAGGCGGGCATTGCATCAGGAAGAATCAGGAAATGGTGAGGGGGCACCTGAAAACCCCTCACGTCCACAACGCGACCGGCTCGCATCTCGGTCGATTTCACTCAGCCCGTTTCAGGTTCCGGGCACTCCGCCGTATTGACCGTCGGAGCGGCAGTTCGCTGCGAGAATTTATCCGCTGTGGCTTGATCTCAGTATAGCCCAAACGAAAGGACACATCATGCTTATGCAGACCTTCTGCTTTCCGATTTTGACGGCGCTACTGGGCGTCTTGCTATCGGCCTTGGCCGTCTTTGCGCTCCATCTTTTGATGCGGCGTTACCCGCCGCCCGGTCGCGGTTTCTGGCTGGGGTACTGGCCCATTGCTTCCATCTTTGCTTACGGCTTCATATTGACAATGACAAGTTTGTTGCGTGGGCTGCACCAGGGGTGGGGATAATACTGACGTTAAGGAAGCGCTGATCAATTAAGTTTTTCTGGCAATAAAGCCGAATTTTTTCGATTTTATTGCGTTAAATCGACGGTTTCAGTGCAAATGTAGCCATTTGTAGGCGAATTCCTTGACTCAGGACGCAACTTGGCTGTCCGGTGCCAATAACCAGCGGCGAGCAAGCACCAAATTAGCCAGACCAAACAGGGTAAAACACTGAGCCGTATTCTTGGCCAATCCCTTGTAACGGGTTTTTCGGTGCTTGAAGAGATTCTTAACCACGTGAAAGGGATGCTCAACCTTGGTTCGGATGCGTGCCTTGGCATACTCCACTTGCACAACCAGATCGCCCAATGCCGTTCCTGACAGTTGTTTCACCTTGCAGGGCTTCTTGGCAACGTGCCATGTGACCGTGGTTTCCGCACTTTCCGGACGTTTTTCAATTCCCTGATAACCGGCATCACCGAATGCGGCTTCTTCCTCGCCGTGTAATAACGCCTGCGCTTGGGAAATATCGCTGACGTTGCCGGCCGTACCAATGACGGTATGCACCAAACCGGAGTGGGCATCAACACCGATGTGTGCCTTCATGCCGAAGTGCCACTGATTGCCTTTCTTGCTCTGATGCATCTCCGGATCGCGTTTGCCCGCCTCGTTCTTTGTCGAAGGCGGCGCGGCAATCAGCGTAGCGTCGACAATCGTGCCTTCTCGCAACAACAACCCTTTGGCCGAAAGATGGTGGGCAATGGCGTTGAATATCGATTCGGTCAGTTGATGCGCTTCCAGCAGGTGACGGAAGTCCAAGAGTGTTGTCGCATCTGGCGCACCTTCTCGTGAAAGATCAATACCGACAAAGAGACGAATTGCCTGACTATCGTAAATAGCGTCCTCAATCCCTTCGTCCGACAAACCAAAGCATTGCTGGGCAACATACATCCGTAGCATGCGGTTCAATCCCACCGGCGGACGGCCTCGACGACCTGTCGTCGGGTAGAAGGGCGTGATCACCTGTTCAAGCGCAGACCATGGCACAACGGATTCAAGTTCCTGCAAGAAACGATCTCGACGGGTCCGCTTCTTCTTTTGGCTGTATTCCAGCTCCGAAAAACTCCGCTGCATCTACATAAATCCGTCTTTTCAATCAGCCTCTATTGTCTCAATTCGCAACTCATAATGGGGTGGGAATAAATCAGTGTTTCCTTAACGCGATGGTTAAAATCGCCCCAAGTACGACACCGGCTAGCGAAACGTAAGCGGCAAAGCGCATGGCCTTTACTTGCTGCGCAGTCAGGCGGCGCTGCCATTCGTGATCTGCGAGCAGAAACTGTGGGCTGTCTGTGGAATACTGGCTTTGCCATTCAGCCAACGAACTGTTGTCCAAGGCAGCAAGATCAGATGGGGTTGTTTCTCTGAATTCTTTTCGCAGCCTTGCCTTGCGCTGTCCCTCGATCACGTTCCTGATCAATCCTTCTGCGCCAAACTCGCTCATGATTTACTAACCCAAAAGCCACGATATTAAAACGGGAAAGCCATGATCACCATCCAAGTCCAAGACAAAGCCGTTCAAGACGCCCTGCAGGCGCTGGCAAAGCGCGTCGGCAACATGAAGCCGAAACTACAAACGATCGGCGATGACATCATGGCGCGTGCCAAAGCGCGTTTTGGCACGAGTACCGGGCCGGATGGTCAGCGCTGGAAGCCGAACGCGTTGTCGACCATTCAGGCTTTGCTGCATAACAGCTCGGGCGTTTATGCCAAATTCAGCAACCTGGCCAGCAAAAAAGAGAGCTGGGCGCGCGTTGGCAATAAGAAAGGCTGGTTTTTGAAGGATGGCGTCACCCTTAGCAAAAAGGCGCAAACCTCGCTGGCCGGTAAAAAGGTGTTGGTCGATACTGGCAGCCTGGCCTCGCAATTCCACGTCAGCGCCAGTGGAACGAGTGTGACCGTCGGCAACAGCATGAAATATGCAGCAATTCACCAGTTCGGGGGAAAAGCGGGGCGTGGCAACAAGGTAACGATCCCGGCCCGGCCATTTCTACCGATCAAATCTGACGGCAGTCTTTACCCACAAGAGCAAGTAAAAATTCTTGATGCTCTGAATGCGTATTTGTCTGGTGGTATGTGATTTTTTTAATTGAAAAATGGGCCAATTTTTTTAGCCTCTCAATTTTCGCCACGCGCAACTAATTTTCACACCACGTTCCGTTATTCATCCCTATCCCCCGCTATATCCCGGAA